AAAGATAACTCTTGTTTTTGATGCATATTCATAAAAAGCACGTTACTATTTTCTCATTAACATAAGAAAATAGTAACGTGCTTTTAACTTCAAAAATAGTCTAAATCCTTAAGTTGATGGATGTGTGGTGCTACCCCTATATGGTATCTTGTTAAGTAGTTTTTTTACATTTTTAATCAAACTTTTTCAAAAGCTACATAATTCACCCTTACGCTAAGTATATGTATTCAACGTCCATCCACTTTTTAATTCATAATATAATTTTCTTGATTAAGATAATACACATATCTCAGCTGAACCCCATACAACACAAAAATACAAATCCCATAATTTCACGTACTATATCTGATGTATAAAACCAAATCATACAATAAGACATATTCTAACCGTCCATCCACTTATCCACGAACCAAGTAAGTAGTAAATCCCTTATTTATTCCTCTATCTTAGCAAGTAGTTCCTCCAGGTCTTAAACAACCTCACATTTTTCATCATTTCTTCGAATTTAATGTTGACTGAAGGTCTTGAAGGTTTTTATCATGTGGGAATGATTATGGAACACGGCTGGAAGGCAGATTTATCCCCTACTTTGAGAGACTACAAAAAAAGTAATCAGTCAAAATAGATGGATAAGCGTCTTTGTTTTCGCCATGCGGTCACTTATATGGTATCCGTATGTATAGACCCTGTTCACTCAGCGATCTTCACCGCATACATCCTTTTTCTATGGCTTGTCCTTGTAATATCGTCCCTACACGACAAACTGAATGTACTCCCTAGCACCGTAATGCTAACGATAACCACCCGAACCTTTTAGAGAATCGTCCCTGGGCAAGTTCTCGCCCTCCCTCACCAGATGAACAGGAATCCAATGAGGGGTGCTGTTTTTGTAGGCGTATACTCAGTACCCCCTGCACGACCAACAGCTAGCCACGCCGTAACACGTTCCCCCTATATGTATAGCAGCACGGAATTACGGCTTATCAGTTTTTATTTACGTGGTATCAGGCAATTCCACGCGAACAAAAAACAAAAAGGCATCTCTAATTCCTAAATGGCCTGTACATCACAAGACTTCTAGGTTTAGAGATGCCCGGTATATATCTTTTAGACTACAAAATAATCAAATCTAGTATTTACTAGTTGAATTTTAGCCCAATCACAGATAAAATGGGTATATCAAATAAGCCTAGTCGAAAGGCATAATTGTTTAAGGATAGTGTTGGTGCACTACTTAAACCGAAGTCCTGCTTGGTTACAGGTTATGTCTAGTAAGTGTTGGTAGCAATTACTAGAACTGAGTCATTCCCGCTAAAGGTTGGTAGCCGATAGCATATGGGAGTGGCTTTTTTATTTTCTGTTCATATTCAATTGTTTTATCGATCTTCGTTTATGTAAAATATCAAATTATGTTTTGTTTTGTAGAATGATGCTTGTTGTGTACTACGTTACAACAAGCTTTATCCTTTGTAAACTGCGAGATTACGCACTTTTTTCAAAATTTCCCTATTTCCCTATTTCCCTATTTCCACTTATAGATATAGGGATATTTCCCCTTTTCCCTATATCTATATTTCCCTATTTTCGTTATTTTTGCATTTCCTAACATCTCTACGAAATTACATATTTGTTTCTTAACTCCCTCTACTTCATACATCCAAAGAATCTTATGATATCAACGTTTTTGTTATTAATTACTAACTCTATGATTCTATTGCATATACCGTACATCATTGTTATAATTTCTTTAAAGATATAGAAATATCCCTATTTCTATAGTTAGAAATATCCCTTTTTCCCTATTTCTATTTTTCCCTATTTCTATAAAGGGATATAGGGAAATTTTAAAAATAAATAACTGGAGTGTTAAAAATGGCTATTACAATTACGGTAGGTAATTACAAAGGTGGAGTCGGTAAGACCACGAATGCTGTATTGAACTCTTATGAATTCGCTAAAAAGGGCAAGCGTACATTACTTGTTGACCTTGATCCACAAAGTAACGCAACCAAGTCTTTAATGTTAACAAAATCAATCCTTAATCCTGATGAAATTGTTACTGTTGAAAAAACATTAATGAAAGGAATACAAGAGGGAAACCTAGACGGCTTAGAAGTGGAAATTATGGAGAACTTACATTTACTTCCTTCTTATGTTGATTTTCAGGACTTCGCAAAATTCCTTTATAAAAATTGTTCTTCGGAGGCTGAAGAAGATCATTACTTTAAAGGATTACTTGAAAAGATAAAGCATAAATACGACTACATATTTATCGACGTACCTCCTATGTCACTAGAAGTTACAAAAAATGCAGTTGTAGCTTCTGATTATGTTCTAATTGCTCTGCAAACACAAGAACGTTCTCTTACTGGTGCCGAGAATTATATTAATGAACTTATCAAGTTAAAAGAGCAATATGATCTTGATATTGAAGTAGTTGGCGTTCTTCCTGTCCTATTAAAAAACAACGGTAAAGTTGACGAATACATCATGGAAAATGCTCGTGAAATATTTGGAGAAGAAAACCTATTTAAAAACATCGTCCCTCAAATGGAACGTATTAAACGATTTGATGTGAATGGTATTACTGAAAAAGATAGACATGATATGAATGTAATTGAACTATACGAAACGATTAGTGATGAATTATTATCTCGTGTTGATATGTTTGAAAAAATGAAGGTTGGTGTGTAATATGGCAAGAACTCCTGGTTTATTAGGTCGAAAGAAAAGTAACTTTGAACCTACTGAGCCTTATGTACCGGAACAAGGACAAGCTACGACGGAAAATAAAGAGGTAGCGGCTACAGTTACTCCTTCTCAACCTAAGACCGAAGAAAAACAAGTCACTCGAAAAGAGAAAAGAATCGAGAAAACTGAACCAAAAAAGAAATTTAAAAACCAGCAAGGTAGCATTAAAATTTCTAATCAATCAAAAGAAGAACTTGAAGTATTAATGAAACTTACAAACACAAAATTCAATTATGAAATCATTGATTTACTTATAGATCGCTATGTAGAAAATGAGCTAACCCCTGAACAAAAAAGGAAATTCAAGCTGTTAACAGAGATTTAAAAAATATAGAAATATCCCTATNNATAGGGATATTTCTATATTTCCACTTTTTTATCTATCTGATACCCAAAGTAGTTTTAACAATTTGAGATAAAATACTAACTAGGATTGAGTAATTTGGATAAACAATACTTAGTGGCTGTGTCACCTGTTCATGATGATTCTGCAACAAAGAAAAAATATCGCCTGAAACACTTAATAAATGAAAGACATGAAAAATTATGAACTTATTGATGAAATATTAGATTACTATACTTTTAATAAATTGAAGACGCATGAGCAGAACATCTTAAGTGACATAGTTTCTGATAAAAAATAAGCCCTACTTTTGTAGGGCTTATCGTTTTAAGTAATTAAGTTCTTTTCAGAAGATCTGTCTTATAATTTATAAGGATTATTTTTCGTTAAATTTTTTAATTCGTTTTCAAAGGAAAGCTTAAGACTTTTCTTTTTCTTTTCAATGGATGTGATCTTATGAAAAGTTAACAAAGATAACATAGAGAATAATTTATAATATATCTCTGTAGATCCGTTCTTATTGTTTGAAAGAATTTGCTCCATAGTATAGAGTCCCCTTTTTAATACAGTTCTATTTTTAATTTCAATACTTGGTTATTATTTTACCAATTTTTATTAAAATCTTCTACTTTACTAATTATTAATTCTTGATAATCTATATTCTAATTCTATATTTACCTTTAACAGTGCAATTTTTTCATTTGGGCATACTTCAAAATGTTAAGTTGATGGGCCGGGATACGTGTAAACAGTAAAGAAGAAGCCAACTTATGACTTCTTTATTTATAGTATTTCCCTAATATTTTATTTTGCTTCTCCACGTTTTCATTCAATTTATCCATATCAAAGCTTAACGTAGTCCAAAGTACATCAGAAGAATCGTCTTTGTAGAAAGTGTTAATAGTTTTCAAGGCTGATTCCATCATAGATAGTGAATTTAGAATATTTTTCTTTAATTCAATAGTATCTTCTTGTTTAACATCTGTGTTTACAATCCTGTCTCGTATCTTCTTGATTTCCCTGTTGTATTTAAGGTTAGTAGTTAATCCATCTTCATCTAACACATACCAACTCGCTAGTTCATGAGACTGGCCTTTTTTGACTACAGTCTCGAAATGCTCATGAGTATCCTTTAGTAATGGGAAAAAGTCCTTATCCAACTCTTCTCTGAATCCTGTGAACTCAGACTTCATATTGTTCGCCTTGTTTACTAAGAACCCAAGAGTAACAGCTATAATGGCGATTACAATTAAGGCTCCTATAAGTATCTTTTTTCATATAATCCTCCGTATATATAAATTTATTTATATTATAAATTATTAGCGTAAGTTAAGTAAATAAGATATAAAAAAGAAGCATCCTNNAGGATGCTTCTTTTTTATATACCCCTCACCAAAACCGCCACCACGGCTTTTTCTTCTCTTTCGCAGCAGCAACCTCATCACGAAATTCCTGCATCATTCTCTTCGTTTCCTGCATCTCACGCAGTGTCTTCATAAGCGTCTCATCTCGCGCTTCCAATCGTTTTTCCACTCGTTCATTATGCGCTTCTACACTCACTTTGATTTCCTCGTTGCTTTGCCTTGCCTGCTCACTCAATCGCTTCTCCATTGCTAACATACTCTGATTCATTTCTTGCGCCATAACGCTGTACTGTTGCTGGAGTTGTTGTTTAATGTGGAATGGCACCAAATCCGTTTCCTCAGCCTCTTCTTGAATCAGATCCGGATTGATTTTCTCTATTTGCTGCGTAATCATCTTAGCTGCCTTTTCTAGCGTCATACCGTCATGCTTACTCAATTCAATTAATTTTTCAATCACCATAATGTCATTGTCAGTGTATTGGCGTCTGCCACGATTATCTTTCTTTACAACAAATTTCTCACGTTGTAAAACTTCCATATACTTTCTAAGGGTGCTATCGGATATTCCTAGTCTTTTATATACTTCACTAGCAGAATAAACAATTTCGTCCGTCATAACGTCACGACACCTCCTAGTGACAGTATTCAATGGTGGTAAAGAAATTCCTGCAAATGAAATTATTCCTAATACCCTTTATGAACCATATGTAATAATATCTTGTAATTAAGGTAACAGGAGATTTCAATTAAAAATCTCCTGTTATAAATTATAACGTGACACAATGGTACTTCTCCCTTAATTTAAATTATGTTATCAACATTGTGATTCTAGGATTTCATCTAAATCTAAAGCTACTTGTTTCCAACCTGAACCTGGTACAAAAACTGATCCAGCTACTGATTTTGAACCAATAAAAGTAACATACATTTGCATAGTTCTTCCATCTTTCAAACGAAATGTTGCCCATTTATTCATACATCCCCCGCCTGATGGTGGTGTTGGATACGGTGGAAATGGTGTTGGATATGGTGGATACGTTGGGTATTGTGGTTGTAGCCCTCCTGGATTTAATTGTAAAGCTCCTGGATTAATATGATGATGTCCTGTAGGCCGATTAACTATATAAACTTCATTATAATTAGGGTAGTATTCATATGGATAGAAATTCATTATTCCACTTCCTCTTTTTTTATTAAACTCTAGATATTTTTATGAACGCTGGGTGTACCTGTATCAGCACATGTCTATATACATAAGCCTATAAAAAAAAAGAAGAGCCCTATTGTATAGCTAAATAACTTTAGCAATCTCAACCAGCAACCTCATAAACAACGGAATCATTTGGACTACAATATAACCAATCCCTGCTCGAGAAATCAGCGGAAATCCCCGTTCCTGGCTACCAACCATAATAAACAACCCACCGTATAGCGCTACAACGGATGTAATTGAACTGATGAATAATAAATTCCTGCAAAGAAAAAAGCCCCCGTTTAGGGACTCTTATTCTACTTTTACAACAAGACTATCCATGAAATTGCTAATTGAAGAAGCTTGAAAGATACGTAAATTAGGAAAATTAACATCATACTGCTTATCAGTAATGATGAGGATTGATGGGAAGAATTTAGATCCTTCCGGCTGCCATGATTCGTTATGCCATTCCTGACTGTGGAAATATAACTCATATCTGTTTATCTTATCTTGCATAACCTTTTTGCTGTAAACAGACTTCTGGACCTCAATGAAGAATGGAGATCTGCGCCATATTGTAAATGCATCGGGTTCCATGAATTCTTTACCGTACTTTGGCTCCACTTTAAATAGTTTCGGTTTTTCATAATGGATAAGCTGCTTATATATGTCTACAATACCGAGGAAGTGAGGAATCTTTTGGCTAGTTTTTCGAAGTGTACTAGGTTGAGGGAAATATATAAATGGCTGCTGTGAGATATTTGCATCCACATGACCATCTCTTCTTAATCGTTTCATTACAGTATTGCAGCAAGTAACCGCGTTTTTAAGTCCATTAAAATGTAAATCTATAATATCGTCACGAGACATACACCTAAAACGTTTTAGATTGCTTATTATCGATTTGTCTCTACTCCTCATAATTTTCTAGCACCCCAAACAATTGAGTCTCTTCTTGTGGAGGATTCTGAAGCTTCATATCCTCTTTTGAAAAGCGGATAGGCTCAACAATTTGTTTCGATTTGCTCAATTCTAAATAAGGTGCTTGCACTTTCTTTAATCCGTTTAATTTCAAAATCATTTGTCCTGATTGTTCTAAGTGTTCTGATCCAGGTGTACCCATGATATTGCTGTTAATCGTACTATCACATTTAAAGCCCATTCGGACTGTCATATTCAGCTTTAACTTACCATCTAACACTTTCGTATCAGGTCGTTGCATAGAAAGCATGAGGAAGACTCCGAGAGCCCGACCAATTGCTGATATTTTTCCGATTGTAAACATACATTCTTTTTCGTCTTGCAACATGGCTACTTCATCAATAGCAAGTAAGATGTATGGTTTCTGACTGTCAGGATTCATTTTGTTGTATTCATCAATGTGATCTACTTCGTACTCTTCCATCAGTTTCCTACGCTCACGTATTTCCTGCCACACTTTCTGAAGCATTATCTTCATTTCGATTTCTTCCATACAAACCTCTTTTACGTGTCTCACTCTTCTCAAGAAATGAAATTCAGAATTTTTTAAGTCGCCCAGGTACAAGTGTAATTTATCAGGAGACATGCATTGAATGAGTGTAGACAGAACAACGCGTACCATACTACTTTTACCACTTCCTGTTTCTCCTGCAATTAAAAGATGTGGCGTATTTGCTTCAACCATGTCATACACAATCATGTTTCCGAATTGGTCCCGTCCTACCACAACAGGAAGACGATGTTGTTTTAGTAATGGCTGCCATTGTTTAACATTGTAATTGTATGGTTTTAATCCTGCATCTGAATGAAATACATTAAGTACAAACTGCTTAATATCTCCTTCAATCGCTACGTTACGCCCTAATATTTGTTGAAAGCAAAACCATTTCTTTTCAATCGTCTTTGGATCCAATCCATTCGGAATGGTAAATACATATCTAACATTCTCTTTTGTGGAGGAAACATCATGTATTTTTGGGTAAATTGGTACTTTCCCACCCCGTGTTTGATGGTCCACGTATAAACCTGCTTTTCCAAATACCTCTATAAGTTGATTCTTCAAGTTTTGTTTATGAAGCCATTCTTTGATGATTCCCATGTCGCCCCTCCTAAAACATGATTAAGACTTTAATAAATACATAACCAATGAAACAAACTCCACCTATCCTCATCCCATGATACATTCCATCGCTTAAAAGTTTAGCTGCAGCAACGTGATCATTCTTCACAAGATGTTTCTCTAATATCGCCCCTCCAATTGTTGTTACTCCCAAAGCTCCTAAAGAAATAAATGTTGTTAACATATGAATCTCCCCTTTATAAACAGACTTTGAAATACCAATATTACAAGGGTTTATCGCCCAAATACCTTGATAGTGTTACTTTGATAACTAACTTGATAGCTACTTTGATAGTACAAATACTAGTTACCTTGATAGCGATTAGGCTATTTACTTTGGTAGCTACTTTGATAATAAGTTTGATAGCTACTTTGGTAGCGACCTTGATAAAGCATATGGGGTACAGCTTGAACAATTTCTTATTTTTTTTCCTTAGTTTAAAAAAATGAGAAATTGTTCAAGCTGTGGATGAGGTGATAAACATGTTCGGATTGGGAAAAAAGCGTACAAAATTCGGTCGCTATTTAGATTCAAATGGAATAGCACAAATCGAATTAGAACGAACTTCAAAATTAAGTACAGGTACTGTTTCTAAACTGTGTAATGATAAAAAATATAGACCAAAGTTTTCAACGATAATTCAAATTGTTAAAGGTATGAAGAAGTTAGGGAAGAATATAGATGAACAAGATTTTTGGATGTAATAATCAGCTCTCAAAACCGGGGCTGATTATTTTTTTCTTGAAATTTCCCTACCACTTTGATTTTTTAATTACTCGCCCCTCTTTAATAAGTATAAGGGGGGATTTATAATGCAAATTAATTTCAATACTAATGGAAAGAAAATCAAATTTAAAATGACGGTTAACAAGCCTAGTTTTAAAATCAAAGCAACAAGCCTGTTAATATTACTAAGGATATCAGAGGTTTTAAGTACTATATCGCGTATCTTCTTTTAATAAAAAGCTGACTAAATATGGTCAGCTTTTTATTTTTTTGAAAAAACTTCTTCATAAAAGAACATACATTCGTATATAATAAGAACTAACGTTCTGTTATTTAGGGGGAATAACGGTGTATGACTATTCAATATTGCCAAACCGAATTGTTTTATGTGTAGATCTTCGTAGCTTTTATGCTTCAGTCAGTTGTATCAAGATGGGATTAGACCCGCTTCATACAAAATTAGCTGTAGTTGGTGATGTGAATAGGAGTGGTTCTATTGTTTTGGCTGCAACGCCACCATTAAAAGCGTTAGGTGTTAAGAAAATGGCACGGTTGTATGAAATACCTCGTCGTAAAGATGTTCTCGTGGTGAATCCAATTATGAGTACTTACATAAAATGCTCCAATTTCATCACGAAACTAGCTCTACAATATGTTCCTGTTGAGGATTTCCACCAATATTCCATTGATGAATTCTTTATGGATATTACGGATAGTATTCATTTGTTTGCTAACGACCCATATGATTTCGCATTGAAATTTAAACGTGAAATATATGCGAAGACACGAATTGAATGCACGATAGGAATTGGCCCTAATCCTTTAATGAGCAAAGTAGCGTTAGATGTGGAAGCGAAGAAAACGAAAGATTGCATAGCATACTGGAAGTACGAAGATGTACCCATAAAATTATGGCCAATACGACCACTTAATAAATTTTGGGGGATTTCAGGTAAAACAGAAGCGAAGTTAAACCGAAAGGGGATACATTCAATCGGAGACTTAGCGCAGTACCCGCTTAAATACTTAAAACAAAGTTTTGGCGTTATTGGTGAAGAACTACACTTACATAGCAACGGCATTGATTTTAGCCGTATATCAGAAAAATACGTTCCAGCAACAACTTCTATTGGTAAAAGCCAAATACTAATGCGTGATTACACAATAGAGGAATTCCCAATTATTCTACTAGAGCATATCGAGGAAGTTTGTTATCGAATGCGAAGACAAAACAAACTAGCTCAAACTATTCATTTTTCCATTGGTTACAGCAAAAATTATTCTGGTGGTTTCAAAAAAACTCACACTATGAACCGACCAACTAATTTAACAATGGATATTTATAAGATTTGTACATATTTTTTACATGAGTTTTATACTGGGGAGCCCATTAGATCCATCAATGTTTCTTTAACTAACTTAATCAATGAAGGCGAAGAACAAATCTCACTATTCGATAATGTAATACAAAGAGAAAAAGAATTGAAACTAACTAAAGTAATGGACGAAATACGCACTAAATTTGGTAAGAACAGCATATTACGAGGAATTTCGTATACAAATAGTGCAACAGCAAGATACAGAAACACATTGTTAGGGGGACATAAAGCATGAACAACGCTAATATGCCAAAAGGAAGAGGAATGGTTAAATGGACTCCGTTCGCTGCGATGCCGGAGCAATTCGCTGGTATCCGTAAGATTGTTAAAGAAAAGACGAAAGTAGAACGCCCTACATTAACCCAAGATGAACAAGAACTGATTGAGAACATGCTATTATGTTCGTTGCTTTCTGAAGAAGAAATAATGATTACATATTACGAAGGTGGTTTTTTACTTACTAACTATATGACCGTTGTTGATATTGATCCGCTGAATAAATCTATAATTTGTACGGATGCATTTTACAATAATATGACGTTGAAATTTATTGATATTATTGATGCAAAATAAAAACAAGCCGCCCAACAGGACGGCTCTTATTTTTGTTAATCAAACTATTCTTTTGTAGGAAATAACATCATATATATAATTCCACTTTCTTGTTAAGTTCACAAATTATTACTAAAAGAATACCGTGAATTTCGTTATATCTATTTACTTAGTAATTTTAATATAACGTAAGTGACAAGCACATAGGGAAGGAATGGAAAAGATGTTAAAAAAACTTAAAAAGGTTATAGTTGTTGCAATTGCTGCTATTACGTTATCTACAGGGTTCGCAACAATCGCCCCGAAAGAAGCTTCAGCACATTGGGCTGATCAGGAAATTGATTGGGCTTTCAGAAAAGGAATTATGCGAAATGATTACCGAGATAGTCCTGCACTTCGACAAGATGTTTGGATGATGGTTTCTCGCTTCAATGGGCATTGGGTTAAAAATTACGACGAAGCACGTCAGTATATGATGAGTAGAGGGTATTCTGACGGAACTCGTGGGGGTAGCTATATTACTCGTAATGAAATGATAGCTACGCTCTATGCAGTACGTTTTAACACCAAAGCATGGACACCTAATGGTGGATTCAGTAACTCGATTGCATGGGGAACAGATAAGGGTCTTTATGACGGTAGTCGCGGAAACGATGCAGCAACAAGAGCTGAAGCTGCTACTATGTTGTACCGTTACAACAAAAAATTCAGATAAAAAAAGAGTGCTCACATTATGAGCACTTTTTTTATTTCACAAATACGTAAGGTTTATTTGCTGTTACATAGTATGTTTTACTTAACTGTATATACCCAGCCTTTGCGATCAAGATAGTCAGTGAATGCTTTTAATTGAGCGTCGCTAGTTGGATCAGTTACAGGATAAATGTACCCATCACTTTTAAGGTTTAAATTACCCGTCATGTGAACTGAATTTAAAGCTCCTACTATATCAGCTAAATTTTCTCTACCGATTCCTCCTACCTCTACAACATTACGTTTTTGATTAAATGGTGGAGTTGGTGCGGTTGGTTGGCTACCTCCAACAGTTTGTCCAGTCAATGCGTATACGATGGAATTCGCAATCTTATCTACATCCCATTTAGCCATATCGGACTCATTATCGATGAATCCAAGTTCAATTAGGATTGCTGGTGCTTTAGTGCTATTTAATACATAAAGGTCAGTACGTTGTTTCGCACCACGATTAGACCAGCCAATATCTTTAGAGAGTTGAGCTGATACTTTCGCCGCTAAAGATTGTTGGTCATAATAACAAACTTCCACACCGTTTGCAGATCCGTTATAAGCGTTTAAGTGGAATGAAATTACAAGGTCCACACTATGAGAATTACAGTTACGAACGATGTTATTTAAGTTTTGTGCTTGCGTTCTTCCTGCCTCATCGGTGTCATCGTAAACTGTATGACCTAGCGAACGCAACTTAGATGCAACTGCATCCTTTACCTGACGATCCATAATATGTTCTTTTCGATTTCCCCAGTTAGCACCTTGCACAAATTCTGTGTGACCACCATGTAAACTATATTTACCCATTATTCAACATCTCCTCTTAGTGTAAGTTGTTTTTTTCTAATACATCTTTTTGTTGTACCCCTTTGTTGCTCAAATAGTTGTTCTTCCAAGCCATATACAGGGTAAATGCTCCTGTAATTACGGCTACTAAATCGTTTGTGATCTTGTCATCAATCGTTTGGTATCCCACAAGATTTAAGACACTGTTAATCACAGCGATTACTAATACGACATAGCGACTAATTGAAGCTGCATCAAAATTTTTCATACTATCATCTCCTTTCAAATAAAAAAAGTGACCGTATATACGATCACTTTCCTGCGAATTTAAAAAGAGCCATTATCCCACCAGTGATAATAGCCCCAACTACTGTAGTCCCAATCCAAAACACTAATTTATCTAATCTATCCACACGCATATGAGCGCTTTTGGCTGACTGTTGTGCTTCAATTGCTACTTCTTTAACATTGCCTAGTGTATCAAGCTTTGTTTCTACCCTAGTCAACCCTACAAGAAGTTCTTTCATATCATCATGTTTTAATTCAGCCATCTTTTCACTCCTTTTCTAAAAATAAAAAAGCGACATATTTGATTGTCCCTTTTTGGTTTACTCTTATTCATTTGGCGCTACCTTTTGTGCAGCTAGTTGTTCTTCAAGCAGTTTAAGTTTTGCTTCCATTTCTGCCTTTTCTCGTTCTAATTCTTCTTTTGTAGGTGCGAAATATACTCTCTTTACTTTCTCATTTATTTCTAAATCCACCGCCTGTAACTCTGCAACTCTTTCATTCCAGACAACTTTATAATTTTGTATAGTATCCGCTATATAACGATCTACTTTGAAGAAATGCATGTAATTTTGACCCGGTATGATACGTTGACCATGTTCTACTTGTGTAATATTTCCAAATTCATCTGAATCGCAGTAAATACATGTTTTATATCGTTCATGCAGTTCATATTTTTCTTTAATTTCCATTTTTATCACCACTCCTGCCATCTACTTAGAATCCTTGCATACGCGGTGTGATTCGCGCTGTTAGATGCTAATTTCAAATATATATACTTCATATTCCCTGTGGGTACGCCTAAATCAATCGTGACATTTATATAATAGTTGTCAGCAATCGTTTTGCTATGCGTGGTGTACCACAAATCATTTCCCTCTACATCGGTTATCTTCACTTGTGCTGCGGAACCTGGATCTATTGCAAGTGACAACGCGAAAACTAAATATCTACCTGTATGCTTTAAAGTGAAATAATTACAATTCGTCCATACTGTGCTTCGTGTTGCGTACCATGTACCACTAATCCCCATTCCAACACCTACAAATGGAGGTTCATGAGAACTCACATTCATATCAAAGTTAGCCATCCCATTTACAATCAGTGCATATCCATCAGGTCTTTGAACCTGTAGTGCGCCTCTTTTGATATTGACACCACGTTTATCAATTACAACATTATCACCTTCGATTTTGATGATATTCGCATCGATTCCTTTTGCTGTTAACCACTGTACAATTGTATCTGCATTGATTTTCAACTTTGCGACATCGATTTGTATTAACTCAGCTGATTGATTGATTTGTGAGATGATTTCACCTTTTTTTACTGTACTAAGGATATTCTTTTCAGTAATCTGAACGCGACCTTCCATGTCTTTCACATAAGCATTTGTAGCAAATTTATCATTCGCTTGATTTTGTGTATAGACTTCTGTCTTTTTTGCTGCTAAATCGATACCTTGTTCATTGATAGTAAAACGATTATCAATTTGAGTCGCTTTCTGATTGAATTGTTGTGTAGCTACCTTATCAGCAATATCTTCAATCATTTTATCAACATTAGTTTGATCTTTCGGATGTAACCAAAACTCTGTCGCTACTTTACCACGCTGTAGCATCGGAAGGGCAACTCGTACACGTCCATTTCTTTGAACATAATAACGCCATCTAACCCACTCTTCGTTAGATGCAACCTTTGAAACCATCGTCATTCTTGCCCAATCACCTTGTTTAGCCCATTGAATTTCTACGCGCTGCGTTCTCATTCTAGTTCCTTTTGTAGCATTCCAGAACTCAATTTCCATCCACGCTTTTTGATCTAGTGAAGCTATATTGTCAGTAGCAAACCAGCCTGTCGAAATAAGATCTTCACCAGTTGTAACTGTTATAAATTCAGAAGCGGTGCCAGACCAGTGATCACTAGTCTTTCCAGAATAATCACTCCAAAAAGTTGCATAACCTTTATATTTTGAGCTTAGCTGAACAGCAGTACCTTGATTAATTGACCAGTACTTGTTACCTAATTCAAGACCTGCGTTTCTGATCTCGTTGATAGACCCAATACCGCCAACATACTCCTCAACATCTTTCTTTTTCATTGTTAGACTCAGTGCTTCAGAATGTTGTTCTAACTTTGTAGTAGCTTGAGTTAATGTTTTCCCTTGTTGTACTTGGGTCTCTTGTAATTTCGAAACACTTTGAGTGATTCCGTTCGCTGTCTTCTCTACTTCCGTAACACGTTTATCAAATCTGCTTTGATTATTTTCAACTTTTGTTACTGTTTCTTTGATTCCACTCACACTTTTTTCAATCTCGGTAGTTTTATTAGTTAGGATATTTGCTTGCGTTTCTACACTTGTTAACTTCTCGCTAATTTTCCCAGCTTGCTCTTTAATTTCAGTTGTTGTTTTCTTCAGATCATTTGCAGTTTGCTGCACATCAGATATTGTCTTTTTTGTGCCTTCCACATTCGATTCAACTGTATTTAATTTACTGTTGATATCACTATCTTTTTTAGTTAACGATTCAATAGATAATTTAAATCCGTTAGAATCCTGCTCAAACTTCGTTATCTTCTTATCAATCTCACCCTGTTTATTTTGCACATCAGAAATCTTACGACTAACACCTTGTAAGCTTTCCTTCACTTCATTGACTTGTCCCGTGGCTTGATTTTGCGCTTCCTGCACCTTTTGGTTTAGCTCTTGTTTTGTGGATTCAATATTTTTATCGACTTGCTCAAGTGTTTCTTTCTTAACGGATTCCACATCAGGAACAACAGGATCCCATTTACCATCCTTCCACAATTTCAGAATACCAGGCTTACCTTTGCTAATATCTTGCCAAAACGTTTTTCTATCCTTTAAGTTTTCTGCTGGTGGATTTAAACCTTCGATAATATCAACGGTATTGTTCTTCAAGTTTTCAGCCACTTGTTCAGCAATTTTCTTTGCTGCTTCCGATTCTTTTCGAATGACTTCTGTTTCTTTTACGTTTTCTTGAAGTTTCTTATCTAACAAATCAAGTAATTCTTTAGATGCTTTATTTGATAAGCTACCCATGATTTGTGCGTATAACCTATCGATCAGGCTTCGTGTATCTTTAATTTCACGATAATTACCAAAGATATATTTATCCTTCGATGGATCAGTGTCACATTCATCAGCTGCTATTAATCTAGCTTCTAAGAAAAGTGGTGGACTAAATTCTGTATCTTTTATTCGTACCGTATCTCCTTTACGAACCGCTTCATGAGATAAACCAAACACCTTTTCAAGTGCTACAGCATCCACTTCATATAGAGTAGAACTATCAATTCGTTTCTTTAATTCTGCTTCGGTTAATTGTTTGAGTCGCTGCTTCGTCATATCTTGATCTTCTGTTTGAGGTGAATAAATATCAAATAAATGCTTACCATCTTTCGACCAGCGTTGTAATGCATCATTATTACCTACGTACAACTTTCCACCATTAATATCTTCAAATGTTAGAAACTCTTCTTTCCCAGTATCAGGATTTTCTTTAGATGGCCCAACACCTACAAGAGCTGTTACTACATTTTGGCTATTCTCAATACGACGGATGCCTTGTACATCTTTTCCTAGCACGAATTCTTTCCCATTGTCACGGCCAATCTTTTTTATTAAATCTACATAACGACCGACAATAAAAGAACCCAGTATTTCTGTTCTAAAACGAATCTCAAGTTCAAAAGTAGATGCGATTTGTTTTAAGAAATCAAGCGGGTTTGTGAAATCCTTAATATGAATAGTCCTTACACCACTGTACTCCGTAATCCCACGTTTCCATTCTGTACCTTGTAAAGCAAAGTCCATAGATTCGTTGACTGTAGTAGCTTGTAACGTTTGTGGTTTAATTACTGCCGCTTTCTTTAGCTTTGTATGTTCCCCGAGTGCGTGAATTTTTTAGAACGATCTACTGCATCTTGGTCTGCTTCTGTAATAACATACGAAACAAAAGTGCCATCTCTGGTTTGTTTTACTATAATATTTTGCTGTACAAGAGACGCCGATATTTTTGTTCCGTCCATTGTATTGAACTCTAATTGGTCTATATTATTTTTGAGCTCCCACTGGCGGATATCGTTCCAATAGTTTTTTTCTTGTATAACACCAATGATTTGCTCTGTTTTAAAGTCCACAATGTGTAGTAGATTATTTGTTTTATTCATCGATAACGCTCCCTATACGTGACCTCTACTTGACCTATGTTATTTGGAAAAACAGTTAAATCGTTTTTCCCTTTTTCAATACGTATATAGTCACTCAGAAAGTCTTTTATATTAATTGCATCCGCGCCGTTAATACGAATACTGGCATCCGATGAATCAATTTCTACAACGTCTCCTTTTTGAACAATGTAGGGGATTTGACGTTCTGTATTGCTATTTACTCTTTGCACTTTAATATCGTGCACAGCTGCAGTCAGCGGAAACGCATCGTTAAATGCACATATATGCACAACAATCTGCGCAACCTTTTTCATAAAGCTATTGCCCGTATCGTACCATTGGGCAAATTTTTCCGTATGATAATTTCCTTTTTCATCGATTAAAGCAATATCACCTTGCCAATAGTTCCCTACCCGCGCAATGTGTAGACGACCATAAAAATCATTCCATGTTGTACGATAATAACCCGTTTCCGCTATAATCCTATGATTGTAGTCACCGTTTCCTACTATGACTTCACCGAAATTCTCGCTAGAATTTCTATACGCATCAAACATACCTACTTTTCCGACTACAACGCGACTTTCGTCTAATAAATAAAGTTCTACACGTCCCATAGTTGCAGGATTTAAGTTTCGACATTCGACTATTGCATCAAGCGTGAAATCTTGTAATGGACCTCCAGTGATACTTTTTTTCACTGCGGGTCCGTGCCAATATTGACCTTGACCGTAATCTGATGGCATAAAACGTGCGCCGTCTGCGATCATTTTCCCTGCTACGATTCCGTAATCTGAAACAAAGTCTTTTCCTACTTCCGTCCAGCCCACTAAAGAATTCGCTTTATCATGCATAACCAATTCATACCGGCTTATTGGTGTTTCATCTACCTTAACTGGATATCCAATACGGAAATGCTGATTTCCATTTTCATTTACAATATCGATAAATGTAGAAGGGTTCTCTACTTGTATCTTAAATTTTGGATCAGCAAACTTTGATCCTACATTAGTCACTACGGCTTTAAGTAAATTATTACTTTCTATTTTCGCTTTTACAGATTGTTGTGCACCTAATTTAAATGCTGACGTACAAATAAAAGTTATCTTGCATTGGTAAAGTCTATCTGTTTCCAATAGTTCCTCCACAGACTCTTTCATACCGTAATACGTCATTTCGGGCTCATCTGCAAATACAATCGGTACCTCTTCTTCTGTATCTAATATAGAATTCAATTCGTTTAGGCATTTTCTTAAATCAAAAGAAGAGGCCCCTTTAAGTGTAACTTCTACTTCAAGGGGCACTTCTGGGTTTCTCTTTTTCACATAGCGGGATCCAGGCCGCTTCTGGGTAGTAATCCTGCTTATTTCATCACTCATCACACCGCGACCTTTTGGTATTCCTACCAAAAGATAACCGTCATTATCTTTATTTGTAAACTGATTTTCTAAATCGATACCATTAAAAATAAGCAGTTTACTCCCTCCTTCCTAGAACGCTTGTTTACGTTCTTTAACAGCCTCTTGCTGACTTGTAATATCATCAACAAATCTTGAGAATTCTTGTTTGCCAAGTTGCACATTAATATAAGCCGGTTGTTTATTTATTGTTTGTATATCGGATTCACTTGTATTGCTTCCATTTTGATTTTTACTTACAGCATCTTGTCCAAAATTAGAAATTGCGGATATTCTTGAGGCATTTGCAGGTGTTTTGTACCCAGCAGAAACCATTGGAATTGTTGTCCCTGATACAGCCCCCAGAGAAACATCACCAAGTGATATTCCTTCTGATAACGAATCAAACGCATCCTTCACTGTTACTGCCATATTTTTTGCGGCTCTTAAAACCGGATCCTCCATTTGGTTAATCCCCCATATTAAACCTTCACCGACGTAATTACCTGTATCTCGCATTTCCCTAGAAGGGGACTTAACTTGTAATACTCTATTTACAGTACTAACAATGCTACTTCCTAAACTCTTTGCAGCATCTATTGCATCGCCAATCATCGAACCAATTCCACCTATTAATCCTTGAACAATATTTACCCCAGTTTCAAAGAGATCAACATCTCCTAAAGACTCTAATAATTGGCTTCCAATTTCTACACCTGAGCTGAATACTTCGCCAATTAAACTCAAAATACCGTCAATTAGAGCACCTATTAGTTCAACGCCAGCTGCTAGCAATTGTGGTAAATGTTCTATAATTGCTTTTAACAATTCCGCCATTAACCTTATTGCAGCAGAAACCAATTGAGGAAGCACTTTAATTATCCCATCTATTAATTTAGTTAATATTTGCACACCTGCATCTATAATTTGTGGTAGATTTTGTACTATAACCTCAGTAAACTTCGTAATTATTTTAATAACTGCATCTACGATCTGAGGGAGCATTTGAATAATCCCGTCTACCAGTTTTATTAAAATTTGCATTCCTGATTCAATAATTTGCGGTAGATTTTGAATAACAACCTCAGTGAATTTCGTAATGACCTGCATCACAGCATCAATTAATTGAGGTAGAACTTGAATGATTCCCTCAATTAATGAATTAAGGAGTTTAATCCCTGCATCTATAATTAACGGCAAATTTTGAACAATGGTATTTAATAATGTTGTCAGGATCTGAATAGCTGCTTCAATTAATTGAGGTAGCCTTTGAATGATTCCATTAACTAAAGATAGTAAAATTTGAATCCCTGCATCTATTAACATAGGAATCATAGGAATTATTGTTTGAATGAACATTGTTATAACTTGTATTGCCGACTGTACAATCATAGGCAACATCTGTGTAATGCCTTGGACAAGTGCATTTATAATTTGAACTGCAGCTTCTATAATGACTGGTAAAGCCGTTACAATTGCCGTTACGAGCGTTTGTATCAAAGAGATACCAATTGTTATAATCTGCGGTAATAGCGTTGTGATCCCTGTTATCAAGGTTGTAATGATTTGTAAAACGGCTGCTACGATTTGTGGTAGTGCTTGTGTGATACCTTGTACTATTCCGGTGATTATTTTAATTCCTTGTTCTAGAAAAACAGGTAATTGAGTCATTACAAAATTCGTTAATCCAGAAACTAAGTTATTTAGGATTTCCCCGAACTTAGTAACCATTTGAGCGCCACCAACACCAGTTGCTTCTGTCATTCTTGCGAACATAGTGCCAATTCCAATTACTAGCCCAGGTACACCGCCAATAATTACAGCAAGTAATGAAGGAAAAATTGTTTTGAACAATTCAGTCAGTCCGGAAAAATCACCATGAAAAGCCTGTACAATAGCTTCTTTCATTATTCTAAATGCTCCTTCAATTTTACCTACAAATTTATTGATTCCTTGTATAACCTCGTCGTTCATTCCGATAGAACTAAGCATTTTTTCGCCATTTATTTGACTTCCGAATACCAACTGGAATAAGCCTTTGATCGCTGTTACAGTATTATCAACGGCTTTTCTAAACGGCTCTATGTTTTTATATGCATACGTAAACCCTACTGCCAATCCAGCAATTGCAGCAGCTACAGCCCAAACTACAGGGCTGACGACCGCTAACCCTAAAGCCAATGGTTTTACCATTTGCCAAACTAAGAATAAGGCTGCTCTATATCCTTTTAGAAGTCCAATACCGACTGCTAAGGGAGCAAGAATCAATGTTAATGCTGGAACTAACATCATAGTTCCCTGAATGAATTTAGCTAGAACCGGGTGTGCTTCATTAAATTTAATTATCAATTCTGCTATCGCGGTTACGAATTTATAAATAGGTATCATAACCGCTGCGAAAGCTTCTTTCATCGGATTAAAGGCTTTAGATAGCTTTTCTAACATTTTTGTATATGCTTCAGCATATTTTGGATTCATTTCCATGTTAGCCTTGTGTAATGCGCCATACAATAAGACAGAAGAAATCGCAGCAGCGAGCGCAACCATTTGCATTCGCATTAATCCCGTATTTATTACTCGTATTTGATCGTTTAATTCTTTCATTGACGCATTCGGACCAACAAATTCTAATGCTAATTGTGCCGCACTACCCCTATTCGCCATTCTTTCGATAGCCTCTCCTACAGCTAACGCCCCATGTGACAAGCTGTATAATGGATTTTCCATTGTTCTTAGATTGTCTCTGAGCCTAGTTGCTGTAGGAGTCATATTGTTCATGGTTGCAATTGTTTCTAAAATAGCAGCTTTCGCTTCAACATTATTGTTTATTAATGCATCATTGGCAGCTTTTTGCGCTTTACCAATCTCATTAACTTGTGCAATTAAATCTTGAGCTGAACCAGTATAAGTATCCATGCTCATAGCAGTTTGCAAATATTGAAGTTCTGCTCGCTTTAATTGTTCTATATGTGGTTTCATAGCTTCTCTTTGTTGTCTGTTTATTTCACGTATTTCCCTACTTAATTCACTATTAGCATCACCCATATTTTCAATATTTCTTCGATACTCACGAGATGTACTGTTTGTTGTTCTAACAAAATCATTTAACTGATTTTGCATAGCAGCCATTTCTCTTCGTATCTGATCTGTTTCAGCTCTAAATTGAACTACTAATTCTTCTTGTGTCGCCAAAATCTCACCTACCTTTCAATCAACCGAAGTTGAGATTTTGTAAGAATTGCATGTTTTCTTCTGCTTTCTTCGCAAGATCCTCTATAGATTTTTTCTTTTGTTCATCAGTAACCATTTTCGTTCTGTCGAATAAATCCTTAGGTTTCATCGTTTTCTTCGGATTGCTGTGATAAACAGACCGCATCATGAGAGCGAATATGCTGTAAGTTTGCAATTCATCTAGATATTGTTCATTTCTCCCCGTCATCATGTTTTGAAACTCACGAGGAGAAAGGTTCATTACTTCACTTGGTAATAAACCTAAGTATCTAAATCCATCTTGCTGTACCTTGTCTAGTTCTTCTCTAGTAAAGTCGGTTGTTCTTCGTCCGTCCCGTACATCTCGTCCGCCATCTCTTTCAGTTCCGGATTCTTCGCTACCAATTGTTTTTTCATTCGTGTTTTTAGTTTCTTCGTTGTCGCTTTGTAGAAAAAATTATCTGCTACTACTTCGTTAAGAACTTCATCAATGAACTCTTGTGAGATTTTCTCTGCTTCGAATTGTTTTTCAATTTCAGTAACAACTTGCTCTCTAGTGATTCCTTCACCTGTATGCATTAATCCAAAGTAAATAGCGTCTTCAAACATATCTAAATCACCTTGTAAACAAGCTCCAATAACTTCTTGTGCGCCACCTTTATATTTCTTGTTTAGCTCAGCAATTGTTTTGTAAGTAAGTTTTAATTCGTGTTCTTTCCCTTTAATTTCAAAACGCATATATATCAATCTCCTTTTGATTGGATGTTATTTTCAAATTTAAAAAGACGCGGTAAAAACCGCCCGTTATTCTCCTGCACCTTTAGGAATTTCAGTCAATGTTTCTGTACGTGTTGTACCAGAAAGCTTTGTCTCTACTGAATAAGAAACAAATTCACCAGTAGAAGATGATCTCTCAAAAGAAGTCAGCATGTAATTGCCGATTTCTGCTTCTTTTGTACGCTTATTAATTTCATAGATCTCAATGTACTCTTTGTTTCGAATAGCAGCTTTTGCAGCTGGATAGAACACGTCACCCTCTGATAACGTACAACCAAATGAACGAGTCTCAGATACTTTACCATAGTCATTAATCGTTCTATCTTTCGACTCTGCTTCAATCTCATCTGCTTCAATACTATGGGATTCTTCGTTTTGATCAAACGGACGAACTAATTTTTTTGCTGTTGGATTTGCTGGATCCTTTATCATCGCAGCGATAATATATTCGTCACCACGATACATTTTATTTTTCACAGTAGGTGTTGTTTCAGTTGTGCCAGCCATACATTCACACTCCTTAATTCAAGTAAGTTTGTTGGTATTCAAAAATCATTGTTAATTGAGCTGAACCAACCTCAACTGGGGCGGTAGTAACTCTTCTAAAATAGACGGTATCAGTCGATTCACTTCCATCCTCATTACGAAGCCTCAATGTGTAACCGCTGCGTCTAATTAAGTTTGCAATCTCATCAGATAGACTCATAGCTTCCTCTGTCGTTGCATTAAAAAACCTCACTGTCATTGTGTACAGTAAGGTGAATGTATCCTTTGTATTTTTCAAATCATTCGTTAATAAGTGCGGGAAGTACACTGAAGGCACTCTTATTTCTTCTGGTACCTGCTCATGATAAGCGAATGTACCTTGAGGCAGGTTATCGAAGATGAAGGCTTTCATAGAACCATGTATTTGTGCATACATAACCTAACCTCCATGTACCCATTGTCTAAATTTACGGTCGAATGCAGTTTGGAACATACGCTCATAGATAGCGATAGCATTATCCCAATAAGGACGACCTTCTATAAATTTAGCAGTTAACATCATCCCAGTCGGTGCATGTGGATCATATTCGAAATTATGACCTTCCCATCTTCCAGGGACAAATCGTCTAACTTGTTGGTGGCCGTCATTTACAACCTTAGCATAAGAAACCGAAGTACCCACATCAAGTGTCAATCCACCATCAGAAGAGCGCCATACGTTTTCTCCATCTCCTTTTGTAAATGAATTCAAAAGAAGCCTAGTGTCTACAACTGCTAGTGAAATGATTTGATTTTGAACCTCTTCTAAAAACTGAAATCCGCTAGCTTCAAGCCATAAAGCAACGTTCTGATCTAACCCGTTCGCCATACGATTCAACTTAGCACTGAATTCTCGGAATCCTCTAGTCGTTATTTGGCTAACCATGGCTCACTCTTCCTTTCTGCAGTGGCCTTTATATGCGAAACCTCGCTAGTAAGTGGATGCACTACCGGAAAAGGATTGCGTATATAGTAAACGACCTCAGTATTCTTCTTGATTACCTTGTCATTATGTTTTATATCTGTACCAGGCATAAATAGCACTCGTGTGTGCTGTTCATTTAATTGATTTGGTGCAGATTGTATTGCAGTAGGTCTAGCACTTACTACATTCTCTGCAAAGTAACAACTTTGTTCTGCTATATCAGGGGTTTCATTGTAAGAATATACGGTTTCTCCTGGCTGACCAAACTTACCTGGTTGCTCTTTCTTCTGCAAATGGTAAACATCACATGCATGGACCATCATTCCTTTTAGAGACATTAAATAGACCTCATTTTAAATCTGACTTCCTTTTTACCTGTGTTAGGTATAAATCCCTTTAATAAATTAAGCACATCCGGTTTGGTGATACTTGAGCTATCCTTCGTATACGAATAATCCCCTCCACCAACACTTTCAGACTTAATCCCTTCCATAGCTTTCGTATCAGCATTTTTATAAGCGTAATGCTGCGCCAACTTCTTACAAGCTAGTTTTACCTCTTTAGGAATTACCGGGAATCTCGTTATATCAGCGAAATTAGCTATGTTAGGAATATTATTAATCTCTGTTTCCGCCTCAAGTATATCCTGCTCCAATAGAGGAACAGGACGCTTTTTCACTTCAGGCAGCACAGTATAATCTATTAATTCTTGAGCAGTAATAAGCGACATACCTATCACTCCTCTCCCTTAGATTTACTACCTTCTTTTCGGACTGCAAATTGTTCGTTACCACTTAGGTAATCGTACGTTTTCTTTGTAACATTCTCTTCTTGCCCCAATAAAAATAGACGTTCGTGGACGTCATATGTTTTCCCAACTATTAATTTAGCATAGTAATTCAAAAGTCATCACTCCTTAACTTTGATAACTTTTGCCACTGCATCTTCCTCTTCGAACTTCACATCAACTTTCGCAGTTAAAACAATAATGAATTTACGAGCACGAATATCCTTATCCACTTCAATTCGAATATTACGGCTCATACCTGTCACAATATTTTTAGGAAGAGTTAATAAAATATCAGATACAGTATTGGCTCCATCATTATATGGCTGTAACATAGCAATCCCCTCTACTGGAATACCATAAGCGGAAGCTAAACCACCTTGAAGTGAAACATCCCCTAAGTTAGTTTGTCGCATTGCTACTTGATCTTTCCATTCAATTTCTAAACCATGTGATGTGTAAAACTTCCAATCTTTAGGGTTACGCAGGTATTTAGCAGGAACAGCTTTATAAGCTTTCTTAAATACATCTTTAGTAAATGCACCTGCAGCACCATCTACAACATGCGACGTTGCTTGTTTGCGCAGACCATCTAATAAAGCTAAATAAGGATCTGTAGATGCTATATCACCATTCAAAATTAATTCTTCAATATCTAATGCAGCACGATCTGCAATCATCTGCATGATTGTGTTTTGAAGATTCCCACCCTCAATATTGTTTTCCAATGTATCATAAGTAATATGCACTTCAGCAATTACTTCTTTGGCATTTAACGTAATTGTACTAGTTGATGGAGCAGAGCGATCAGAGTCTTTTAAAGGTACACCTTCAACGCCAGGACGAAGAATACGGGAACCAAAGCCAATCTTTTCAATTTTAAGTGTGTCTGAAGCCATTTGAATAAAGCGCGAATCCTTTAAAATAGTAGGGGAGTTTTGCACCATACGTAAGAATGTATCAGCTTGTTCAGGATTCATTAAACCACCACTAGCCAATGTGGCAAGTGTTACGTCTGCTTTTTCAATAATTGTTTTGTTATTAAGTGTCATATACCTTTTCCTCCTTCAGGCTTACAGTAAGCCATTCCATACAGATTTTTTGACTTCAATTTTTTCAACAACATCAGTATCTTGTTGATTGCTAACGCCTTGAGATTTTTTCAACGTTTCAATCTCTTCACGTAGAGGAGCAGTAGCAGCTTCAACAGCTTTTTCTACTCTAATATCTTCTTCTGTTTTTTCCTTGTCGATATTAAGATGTTTTTTAACAGAAGCTAATTCCTCTTTAATTGGATTCACTGCTTTCTCTACTGCGGATGCTAATGTCTTTTCTAACTGTTCTTGATTAAACTCCATATTATCTTCCTCACTTCCTGCACCTTCTGTTGACGGCGCGACGCGTGTTTTTAGATTTGTTAACGAATCAATAGCTGCATCGATATCGGACATGTTCACATTACTGATTTTCTTACCAGCTTTTTCTACTGCGAAAAGGAATGTTGCTTCATCATCAGCATCTTTCACAACTTCAGTCTGTTTTTGCCCACTAAAAAAGCCCTTCACCAATTGGAAGAAGGACTTCATTTGTTTCTCTTCAGTTTTAGTTACTTCTTCCCCAATTAATTCTGTCTCGGCAACTCCTGCAAGGGAATAACCTGTCATTTTCCCATCTTTAATATCTTTCCATATCTCATCGGTTGCTTCTGTCACCAGTACCCATGTACCTTTTTTGATCATTTCACCATTTATTTCCATATCAACAGGAGCTACATAACTTTCTACTACTTTTCCTGCTCCTGCATTAAAATCATGTTGAGTGTCGATATTACGATACTTCGCAATAAAATTATGAGCGGATTTTTCTATTTCTTCCGCAGTCATGAAATCCCCGTGTGCGTCATGAGTGTTTGGATCATCCGCGCTGCCAGGAGAGTATACAATTCCATATACAAGTTTTTGCTCTTCGTCTTCACCTTTAATAATTTTGACTTCTTTTTCAAACGTTGGTTCCTGTTCACTTTTCGTTAAGAAGAATTTCTTTTTGTTTGCAGCTTTATCCACAATAGAAACAAAGCTTACATCCACGTTTTTTAGTTTTCTTGGCATTTACTCACCCCCTTTCAAATATGAATCAGCTTAATTTTAGAAGTCTTAATTTTAGAAGTCTTCATTTCATGTTCAACTCCTTCAAAGTTTCTTCCCTCATCTTCTGTTTCTCTTCTTCAGATAGGCCTAATATATTGTTATCTACGGCAGGGGACATAATACATTTACAGTTAATTCTTTCACGCCCACTTAACGAACTATAACGAGGAAACATACACCGTTCTCCAGAACCGGGGAGCTCAAATTCTTCCTCTACCAGAACCGTTGTACCGTTATAAGCCACATGATTGTCACGAGGTCGATTGTTCTTTGTACCGCTATGACGCCACTTCTTACCTATTACAGCAGGGGATTGGCGATATGATTCAAATTGAGAAGCAGAACATGCTGCGAGGACCTCTGTCTGCGCTGTTGTCTTTGCTCTTTTACGGTCGAATTCCGGTAGCTTCGCAAGCTCTCTTGCTATTTCACGAATACCTTTCCCTTTCTCTAATCCCTCGTTTAAAATACGCTCTACCGCTTTTTGCGAGTTAATCTGCATTAACTTACCTAATTCATCAGACCAACTATTAATCCACTTTGTAGTGCGTTTTGAGAAGACATTAAACTGAATATCAGGATCAATTGCATCCATGAAAGCTTTCGTCATATCCTTCATCGTGTAATTAAGGAACTTCCTCGCTACTTTACTCAAACTTTTAGCGAATGTATCAGCTCCAAATAGACTGCCAGTAACAAAGTTAATAACATCCTTTATCGTGATACCCTTTTCGATAGCATCCTTTTTCGTATAGTTCTTAATTCCATCAACAATGTACTTCTTCTGCTTCCGAAGTAGCTTGGCAACTTCCTTTTCGAAGTCCTCAACGTATCCCGGTAACATGTCCAATACTTCCAGATCATCAGGCAATGAATCTGTAAAATCACCAGTATCAGCTTTCTCTATCCACTCATTTAATGAATCTAGCAGTTTATCAATCTTCTGCATCTTGCATCGACTCCAATAAGTCTCGCACATCTTTCATTACATTTACGAGTTCTTCCTTAGCATTACCACCAGCTGATTTTTGTAGCTTCTCACTTAACCCTTCCTCCCAACCACTTACCTTACGATGTCTTTCTAAAACTAAAGCAACTGGTTGATCCGCTTCAGGAATATCATAATCTGAGAGCTCTTTATTTAGCATATTACTAGCAATATTGCGTATATCCTGGAATGTTAAACCACCCTTATCAGCAAGCACCTCAATGGTTTTAACCATATCCTCCGTGTTACTGATCTCTGATTTTCGTAGGTTTACGTATACGTGTTTTAATCCATATGGAAGTAGCAGCACATTGTTAATAATAAATTCTAAAGCGCTTCGTTCCGGTTCAAATACCTGCTCCTCTGTAATCTCTCGTACAGATTCAGCAGTTGCTCTGTTAAAGTCGCGAATATAACCTACATATACGTCTGGTAAACGGAATGCTGATTGTACTTTTTGACGTGATTTCTCATCGTATTCAAGGAATAGAGCATCATTTTGCAGGATATCTGCTAGTGATTTAAGCTCGATATCCACTGACGTTGGAGTATCACCTACAATACCCTCTTCAGCACTTTCCACTTGCAGTAGCAGATATTTATGTTGATTATCTTCACCTTCAACATTCGAAACATAATCAGTTAGAGCTGCTTCACTTTCTTCTGATAAAATCCCATTCTTCAGCAAGATAGCCATCGGAATATGACGCCCTTGTTTGAAATAGCGTAGATTTAATTCCTCTGCCTTCCTAGCTCCTACCATATGAACAACATGCGATACCCAACGTGGGATACCATAAGGGCCATTCCCTATCTTCAGTTGTATTACTTCAGTGGCGTTTTTTTCGCCAAATGTAGAAGTACCAAATTGGCCAGTTTCTTTATTCAAGAAGCGTGGATCCCCGAATTCTTTAAAGTACGTGTCAGTATTTCCTACTCGCTGCACATAGCGACGAAATAGTTTTTTTCTTTTAACTTCATTTCCGTTAATGGTATAAGTAACCTCTTGAGGTTTATCATCCTTACGTGTGACCCTCATGTACTGCGACAACATATTTACTAATTCAGCAGGTTTCCCATCTAAATTACGAATCACTTCAATATATCCATTGCCTGTGGTTTCTCTATCGTCGATACTTGTCTCAAGAACTTCTTTAAACGGTTTGTCGAAACTAAAGAAAGGAATTACCTCATCATTCACAAAGGACCATTCCGTTTTCATCTCTGTCGTTTCTTTAATATCACCTTGCTTATACTTCATCTCATGACCAAATCCAGCAATATTACGCTTATACGCATCAATACACTGCCCTAGAATCGTACTATTTTCCCTAATCTGCTGCAAATCTTCAATTCTATAAGGCGGTTCGATAATATCATTAACTGCGTTCTTCTCATTCTCGTACTCCTGTTGGCGAGATAATACTTGAGTACTTGTCCCTGCTGCCTTAATTACCTTTGCACTAACTTTCCTTTTCTTTGTCATTAAGTTGCTTCACCTCATTTCTTTTTCTTCTTTTTACGTAATCCAAATATAATCGTGTTAGTGAAGTATCTCGTTTCGTCCATGTGATGGTCATTCTCTTTAAGTGGTTTATCCTCACCGCGTTGGATTGCCTTTTCATCCCATATATAAGAAGCAAACTCCTTAAAAGTCTCAACGCAACAATCGTTAAAGTATACTCTGCCTGTATTAAGCGCTATACCAACGTTTCCAATTCCCTCTTTCACATTGTTACGAGCCTTATATACTTTCCTCTTATTACGCATCAATACAGCGATAAACGAAGCAGCCGAGGGGTCAACTACTGTTCCTTTAATTGGCAAATCACCAACGAATTCCTCATAGTCTTCGTAGTATTCCTGATCTGTTTTCTGCTTCTCTGCATCACGGCCACTATAATGGTACTCCTTGATTTTGTACCACACTTCTTTGTCGCCTTCTTCAATACATTTCCCCCATAATCCGTACGCCATAGCGTTCTGCGTACCGTAGTCGCAAGAAACATAATACTCAACGTAATTACGATCTACTAGATCAACTTTGTGCACTTCTTCCTTAAACATATCAAATACAAGACCTGAAGCAGCTGCCCACAATCCTAAAATATATCGTTTGAAGAAGACACCGCTATATAACTTGTAATAACGTTGTTTTGTCTTCTTAGAAAGGGATAAGTTATCATCCATAGTAAAGCGAACATGCAGTAAATTCTTTTCCTTGCGCTTGTCGAGCCATTCCAACTTAAACCAGTGATATGGACCTGCCGGATTGCAGTTGAACCATATTTTTGAGCCCTCTACTGAACAACGACCTGTCGCCTGATCTACGAAACTCCGAACCATCAGCGCTACCTCATCAAAGAAGCATCCAGCAAGGGTAATTCCTTGAATTAAGTCCTGAGAACTTTCATCCTTACCACCAAAGATGTAAAAGAAATTAGTAACTCCATCCTTAGTAATTGAGAGCATATTTTCACTTCTATGATCTTTAACCTTATAACCACGAGACTTGAGCATTTTTTTAAGCGGCGTTATAACGTTACGACGATGCGAACCAATCGTTTTACCACACATACCGAAGTTCTCACCTTCGAATGATTCCATTGCCCACATAACATAGGAAAGAGCCATTGACACTGTTTTTCCGGCACGAATAGAACCATCGCAAATAATCCCGTCATAATCTTTAACGGGACTGTTAGGCTTCCACCAGGTTAATACCTTCAGCTGCTTCTTGGAGAATGGTTTAAATTTAAAGGGAGCAGGTTTCTTGTTACTCTTCGGAATCGTCGTCATGATCATCCCACACTTCCTCTACCTTTCCTTTTAGCGCCTCTTTGAAACCATCGTCTTCATACTCTTCCCCATCTTCTCCCTTAATACGAGCAGTGTCAGCTTTCGTTTTTTCAATGTTAACTTTCATCTGCTCTAACTTCAATCGTCTCTCATCATCAGCATTTGCTAACTTATCGAACCTCTCAATCATAGAGGATAACGCTGTCATAGCGCGCGAATAAGCTGTAAGTAAATTAGCTTGTTTATCCCATGCAAACTGCACTGTGTACGCGTCTCCATTCAGTGATTCGCTAATCATCTCTTTTGACATATCGTTTTGACTGCGAACATGCATAATACGTTGTGAATTAAGGATATTGAAGTATTGCAGTTGAATAGAGTGGAATAGCATATCTAATTCAGTATGATTTTGTATTTCATCTAGCAATTCCATTGCATGCGGATCGTCACTCGGGATTATCTTCCTAAACAATCCATGCGTCATAGCGTTATGGTTCCCTTTTGGCGGGCCATGCCCTACTGCATTCTTGTTCCCATACTTAGGATTCTTGTTTCCCGGATTACCCACTGCATTCTTATTCCCAATGGGTGCACCTGTTTTCTTGGTTTGGGTGCATCCTTTTTCATCTTTTGGGTGCACCCCTTTTCGATTCCAGCCATGCCTTTTTCTCCAGGACTTAATTGTATTAATACTGACCTCATATTTCTCAGCCAATTCCTTATACTTCATACCTTGCATGTAATCTTCTTGAGCTAACTCGTGTTTTTGTTTCACTCCATATCACCCACCACCTTCTATATAATAGGAAGAAACTCGTCATAACTCTTCCTTATAGTAATTACTCTTTAAAATCTTTTTATTTAAATGTATAATTATATAAAAAGTTCTAAAAATTTGAATCGAGGTGAAAATCATGAGAAGTTTTAGTTCATTATTGATCTCTACTATCTGTTCAGCAATCCTCTTAGTTTGTAGTTCCCTTTCTTTTTATAATGAATTCTCAACAGGACATACATACTACTGGATTTACGGTATCATAGCCTTGGTTTTCCTTCTATTCTTTATCTTAAACGTGCGAGATATCATCAAGAAAAACTATAGAACATCAGGACAATAGGAGTTGATACATATGTGGAAAAAAATTAAGAATTATAGATTGAGCTTAAAAGATTTAAAGTTCATGTTATGGTTGTTCGGCATTACATGTTTTATATACGGCTACAATTTCATTACAGGATTAGCTTTTGACCACAAATTCCAAGTCTATTATTTAGGTGGCGCTATAGCGACATTCGCCGCATTTATGGATACTAAAAATAAGATTAAAAATAAGAATTATAAGACAGCGTAATGTAAAAGGGATCTTTCGGGATTCCTTTTTTCTATGCAAAATAAAAAAGCAGCGGATTCGCTACTTTCATTTCTTCCAATCTTTAAAGTCTTTATATTTCTTTTTATAAACTTTTTCGCTTACATTATCATGCCACTTATTGTCTTTCTCATCTCTACCATCTTTGAAGTTGAACTCGCTTATATCACCGTTTACATTTAGCCATTCTGGATTATTAAGAACATATCGATAAATAAACATCCTAGCTTTTTTTAATGAATCGAATTTTTCTTTAAATGGAATAAATTCATCATTTTTATATCTTATTACTTCATATACTCCATTTTCTTTATCTCCTCTTGTTTCGAAATACGGTTTAGTAAAACGATCCAACTTCTTCATCTCTACATCCCCTTTCTAATTAGATTCATTATACAAAATAAAAGAGGCTAATTTAGAAAGGTTTCATACTTTTTTATAACAAACCTTGTTCTTTCGCTCTCTCATAAAGAACTGTACGACTTACACCAGTAACTTCACATATCTTTTTTACTGTAAACTTATTCGTCTCTCGATTCGCAAGCAAATCTAAAGCATGTTCCATGTTAGGATTATCATCGTCATATTTCTTAGGGCGCCCTTTATAAACACCACGTTCTTTGGCTAGTTCAATCCCCTCTCTTTGTCGCATTCGAATCAGGTCACGCTCTAACTGATTAACACCAGCCATGACAGTAAGTAGGAAAGTGCTATATGGATTTTCACTTGTTGTATCTAACCAAGTATCTTTTATCGATTTAATCGATGCACCTTTTCCTTTAATTGTTTCTATAAGCTTGAATAAATCTTGAGTACTCCTACTAATTCGAGTTAAATCTGTAACGACGACTATATCACTTTCACACAAATTATCCAACATCCGTAGTAATTCTGATCTATCGGTTGTCGCCCCACTCGTTTTCTCCTCAAATATATAATCACATCCATAATCATTTAACTGTTTGAGTTGTCTTGCTAAGTTTTGTTCCTGTGTAGATACGCGAGCATACCCAAGAATCATCTCATATCTCTCCTTCGTCCGTATAAGTGTCCGGAAATTAACTATAAGTCAATAATATCATTGTTTTTCCGTACATGTAAACAGGACATTAAACAACTTATAAAATAAGGATTTTAATTATGTCTAAAATGTGAACAAAATAAATCCTGAAAGAGTAGACCTAATCAGGACGTTTAACTATCTATATTTTCGCTTAGAAATTTTAACATTCCTTATACAACATTTAAATTTCATGATATAATTTCAATCGTGAATGAGAATTACCTCTCACAACCTGTATATTGTCTTGTTATTCGCTTTCTACCTAGTAGGTTATAGCGAACGACAAGGCTTTTATTTTATGCTTACTTTTCGTTCGTTGTGTTCGTTTGTTTTGTTAGGGTTAGCGCCTAAATCCTTCAATCATAAGTAGGATGTAATAAATAACTTCATCGATGAAACCTTCAATTTTATTCTTTATCCTCTCACCCCTAACAAGTAGTCCTAGCTCTAATAAGCATCGGCTTACGATTCAATACCTGCGATTTTATTAGTGGAACGACCTTTTCGAAGATTGGACACAAAATAAACTCTACATATATCAACATCAACCCTCACCCCTTATCTTTCCTTAACAACAAACAAAACACCACCAAAATCAAGGTAGCGCCTACGATAATTCCTATACACTTAATCAAAATCATTTATCCTCACATTATTTATTTCTTTGCTTCCATACCCCATTCTCTTTACGATAAGTATTCTTTCCATTCATAAATCCAGCTGTATTACCAGGAATACTATATTTCTTTTTTTTAGCCTTCTTCTTCATCCTCTTCTCTTCTTGAACAGCCTGCAAATCCACCTTCCATTGTTTCAACAAATCCTTTTTACGTCGCATCGAACTTGTACCCCTTGGTTTAAATGTGAATCCAATAATTAGATTCTTCCTATTTATATACTCATTTAAACTCAATGTCCATTTTATTCAAAATAAAAGAGCACCCATAATTGGTAGGTGCTCTGATATATAAAGTGGTTTCCATCCACACATTCCAATATATGCTCGTCCATCTCGAAAGATGCAAACAAAAAAGCACCTAATTAAGATGCTTTTTCGAAACGTGTTAACGCGAGTAGCGAACACAATGAATCTTTCTCGGTGTCACTTCTATCTTATGTTCAAGATTCTTCAATATGCCTAATCGTTAATGTGTAATTTCTATATAACAAAGAAAAAAGCACCCGTTATGAATGCACTCTTTTAAGTTTGTGTATTTTATTCGAAGAAGCGCTAAGATCATTTCCGTTAAATCCGTGTAGATAACCTTCGTAAATTTCTATGACTTGGAATTTTCTATCCCCATCAACATGAAAGTTATTCTCTTTTTCAGTTATTACTATATTATTTCTATTTGAAAAGTTTATGAAATCTCGAATCTGTCCCTCTGTATAAATACCATTTACCTTTAATTCCCTTAAAATTTCATCATCATATACTGACATTACATCCTCTCCCTTCATTACTATCAATTCGACAGAAAAGGAGATTCTCCTACATAACAAAAAGCCATCACCGAAGTGACAGCTTTCAAGGGGATGGGAGAAAAGAGAGAAAACAAATGGCAATAAGTATCTCTTCATTCCAGATTGAGACGAGGTACTCTCAACCTTCTCGTTTATACTCCGTAGAGCCGGTCAATACTTCAACTGTCGCATAGCCTTCGCTGACCTATAGTCTTTACACAATGTGATTATATCCAAGACGTATGTGTTAATTCCGAGGCCTTGTTTGAACTAACGTATTTTCAAGGGGATGGAGAGGAGGCTCCACTACGTTAGTTCAAACAAAGAGTGGAGAGCTCTTTGCTTAACGAAAGATGTGAGTAATTCGTTAAAATTAATTGCCTGTTCAAATTGGTAAAGAAACTCTTTATTCTTATTGCTATTTAGAAACGCGTAATCATCCAATCATGGGCCATCACCCCATTTCCATTTTCAAGAACAACTTTAACAAAGAATAAGAAATTTTATGTTCATTATCAACCCAGAGGACATGGCGGTCTCTGAGCTGAACACTAAGCATAATAGAAACAGCATGACGAATGCGAGTAATTTGCACTCGCCACACTGGAATATGTCATTGTTATACATTCATTGGTCTCTTCGTCTTAACGCGGGTTCTTACCGCCTTGCCCGCCCTACTATGCGGTATACATTACCGTGACATTCTCGCATAAGAACGTTTCACTTATAGGTGTACTAATCCTTTTCAATATGCGATTGTCAAAGGTCTTGTACATTAAGAATATCGTTGATTTCATTATCAAAATTCCCCCTATTTAGTCCCCATTTTTGTCGGTATTTTGTCGATGTTTTTAAAAACATAAACATTCCAATTTATTATATTTTTTCTTTTTTTGATAATATTTGTATCCAGTTTAGGTATAAATATCATATAATTAAACTATTATAATCTTACATAAGTAAGGATGGTTAGACATGAAGGTACAACAAGAAAAAGTGACAAGACGCGTAGTTTGCAGGAAATGTAAATCCGATCAAATAGTCGGTAATAAACGTGGTTATAATTTCAAAAGGATGTTTTTAATTCTGTTTCTTATGTTAGCTACACTTATAGCTATTGGATTAGCTGCTATTTCTGTTCATGATATAATTCCTATAAATTCCCCTCTTCGTGATATAGCCGCACTTATTGTTGGATTTATTATGTTCCTAGGAGCACCGATAACTTTATTCAGTGGATTTATTGGTAGAAAAAATATCGTCAATGGTTGCATGAACTGCGGACATACATGGATGCCTAAAAAATAAAACATAAAAAGCCAAATGGATAGTTACTTAAAAACTACCAATTTGGCTTTTTTGTATTATTAAATCATCCCTAAAGATGTAGCAATCAATCGAATCGCATTTTTCTTCTTATAATAGAAGTGATCTTTCTTCATCGATAATTCAGTATAAATAAAGCTGTCTTTCGGTTTATCCGCATTTAAGTACTTCCTCTTGATAATCTGAGCCTCATCATAATCTAAAACGTACTGTAAAGCCTTATCAATTTGCTTGAATTTGATATTGCTAACATGCCTTGTATCCCTTATCTCAGGAAACAGACTAATTCCCTCCTGCTGTTGCTCCACTTCATTCTCAAAGCGTGCTTTTAAGGCGCGGTATTCCTTTAGAATCTTCACTACTTCTTTCTGAACCTTCTTTTCTGTCTCTCTATCGATAGCTGGTAATAAAGTTAATTGTCTCTCCATGAAGGAATCCCCCTATTGCTGAATTTTTTTTATATTTACATCAGGTACGTGAAATTTTAATATTTCATTGTTGAATAAGGAAACAGTGCGCATTAGCATAGCCCCCACCGTGCTATTGTGCATGGTTCCCTTATCCATTAAGCCTTTAATAATTTACGTTTCTTAGTGGCCATCTTCTCTTTTGCTGCTTCGATATTATTCGCTACTCTCTTATGGTCCTGATCAAATTGAATCATGCTATCAAACATAACTGGAGTTACCGCTTCATCAATGTATTGTAAGTAATCCACTGGCGCTCGTTCTGTCTGCTCTACTAAGTATCCATAAATATCAAAGTCTGCTCTTGGTATAGACTTCTTGCCCTTTGGTTGATGAGACATCCTTACATAAGATTGAATGATTGATAGTGGTACTGCGAATACTGACTTATCCTTACTAAACTCTATAAGGAAGAAGCATATTGCTCCCATCTTTTCTGCTTTCTCCAGATAATCCAATTGATGCTGTGCAATGTTCTTTAAATCAAAACGTGTGTCCTTCTCTGTAGATTTAGCTTCAAACGCAATAGCTCGTCCCTTATACACGCCATCATAGTCTACTGTACTTTTAGCTTCATAGAATCCATTTAGTACACGGCCACCTTTACTTTTTAACACTTTCACAGGAGTCGGGCGCTTGTTTATAAGCGCCACCTCCCCTCTTTGATACATTTCGTTCGCTAGATTGATAAGCATTTCAAATGCCATTCCACGGTTTCCTAGTCCCATTGTTATTCCTCGCTTTCTATTAAAAAGATTAATTTTGTTTAAATCTTCCTTAAATCGTATCACTATTGATTAACCTCAAATATTTTTCCTGTATAATACAATTAAGTAATTAATAGGAGTGTTATTCATGCCAGATATATTAAGACTCGTTATCTTTATTGTTGTTGCAATTGGTGCAATCATTAACTTATACCTAGAGTTTAAAAAGCCTAAAAAAAGTATATTCTCAATAATTTTTCTATCGATACTCCTTATTGGAGCCTCAGGATTAATTAAAGATATTTTATCTCGACTTTTATAGATGAATAAAACTCAATATTTCGTCAATAATATAAACAACATGATAGTTTCTCCATTCCCCCTTGGAGATGAGCAGTTAGCTTTTGCTAGCTGCTCTTTTGTGATTCATCATCACATTATGATGAAGTGGTCATATATTATCTCGAAGCAAAAAAACCTAATTTACTTTTCAGTATCTCACTTTTTCCTTAAAGGGCACTTTATAAAGTGCTCTTTTTTGGTTTTAAACTAATACAAAATGAAATTTTTATAATAAACCTTCAATCTTTGCTATCGCTTCAAATATTGGATAGATTTGCTGAGGCACAACCGCATTTCCTAAGAATCTCAATCTATCTTCGTCCAATCTTGTGGCAGTCCCATCATCCATTCCACAAATTGCGGGTTGATTTTCTTCCCAATATATTCTGGAAAGTGTTCCCCGATTGATCCTGGTAGTGTTTTTCCGTGCTTCCCGTTTGCTTCTGAAGGGCACAACTCGCGGATCGGCTTGTAATTTTGACTTGTCGTTGGAGTGGCCAATAATAAATGTCCGATATCTTTGATGTGGCGCGCC